TGAAAGATCCTGCGTAAATGAATGTGTTTGTGTACCGCCGTAGGTTAAAGTTACAGTATTTGAATATTCAGCGAACTTACCCCCACCATAACAATCAGCACACCTATAAAGTTTTGTAGTGATTCTAAATACGTCCTTACAGTCACCACTCGTTGCTGAACACAATCCTACAGATGTGTTTGACTTATGTGATTCTACATCAACACCATAGTTTAATGTCATGCCTGATTGTATCTCCGCGATAGTCAAGTCTGGACCCATTTCAAATTTTTCTGAAGTTATTTGTCCACCACCCAATGCCGTGAAGTTATAATTATTAGCATCTTGTAAAAGACTGTTATTGTTATTGTGTTGGTAACCTGTACAGGCTTCACCCGCACCAACAGTTGCACTTGATCCACCTGTTCTACATTGTGTTGCGCCTTGTAACTTTATTCTACCTTCAGTCGACCAATCACTTGAATTGATAGTTGGTACAAAGTTTGACGTTGTTGTGGCTGTTATCTGTGATACTTGTTGTGTGGTAGTTGTAGATGTAGCAATCTCTTCAACCACTGTTTCGGTCCAGTTAGTTGTAGTTGTTGTATCTTCGAAGCCACCATTGAGTGTTACCTCTGTGTTAGTTATTACTGAGGTTAAGGTACTAGAGGTTACTGTACCACCGTTAGGCCCTGTATCGCCAACGTTATATTGTTGTGTGTAAGCTAGTGCTGGATTAGAGTAAGAATAACAACAGAGCACCAATACCAATGCTCCAAGTAGTTGCCTTATTCTTCCACTCTTTTTCGTATGCTTCAAGATCATTTTCTTTTAACCATTTCTCATAATCAGGGCGTTTGTCTGGATTCTCAGCCCATGCTTTCGCGGCCTCAATTCCAATCTTACCTTTGTACGGACAAGGTGTACCTGCCATCTCCATGGCTTCAAATACTCTTGCATCTTGGCATAATAAAGATACTGCGGCGACCTTCATACCCATACCATATAATGATCTGGATAGTTTCAATCTTTCACAGTTTAGATCTCGTATAGTTGTTCCACCTGCAATACCAAACACCTGTGTTTGTACTGCGGCACTTGTTCCCGTTGAACAAACATCTTGATTGTTAATCATAACGTTTGGTGCTGACGCTGTTGGTGGTGTTTTGTCAACCGTAGTAGTACCTGTAACGGTTGATGTTACTGTGTTTGTTTCAGCGACTGCCTGTGTTGAAAATAAGGCAAGTGTCGCCACCGTCAAAAATATTGCTAACGTTTTAAACTTCATATTATATTTTCCGTAAACCCCTAGTCTGGTAGAGTTGTGCCCTTCACACACTTATTTATCAGATGTAAAAAAAGTTACACCTTTTAGTACACATATAATAAATGTGGGCTTTACCTCGTAATTAAACACCTACATAATTTAATAAGGTTAAATACAGTTAGCATTTAGAAGGGTAGTTTAATGCCTAAGAAAACAAACGTTCAACTCTCGAGCGACTATGATGAACACAATCTTATCATGGACCAAGTTGCTGATCACTTTGACACATATCAGTTTAACGAAAGATTACCATTGGAATTAGCAAAGATAGAACGACAAGCTATCTATGAAAAGTTTAATGAGTTTGACGGGAACAGAACAAAAACGGCCAACGCACTGGGCATTGGCCGAACTAATTTAATTAAAAAGCTAAAGAAATACGGTTTATTTTAACCAAGCAACCTTTTCGCCTGCTTTTAATCTACGTGAGTGTTCCTCAACTGAACCAGGATATCTCCAAGCCCATATAGCCACGAGTGCCATAAAGCCACCACTCCACATAATTGCTTTAATGTTCTCAGTTGCAAACCAAGTAAACACTAAAGTTGATGACATTACTATCACCATTGCATATTTCCCTTTGGTAGGAAATACTCTTTTCTTAGTCCAGTTAGTTAGGAACTTGCCGAACCATGGGTGGTTGTATAACCAAGCCTCCATACGTGGAGAACTCTTGGCAAACGCCCAAGCGGCAATGACTAAGAATATACTAAATGGTATGCCAGGAGTTACAAATCCTATATAAGCAATACCCACACACAGGAAACCTATGCCCATGTACATATACTTCTTTATTTTATCCATCATCTTCTTTCTTGTTATTATAATACTTTTTGCAGAGCATCACATAAGTCATGCATCATTGCATTAGTATGGAATGGAGTCGGAGCAAAACGTAGGCGTTCTGTGCCTTCCTCAACCGTTGGGTGATTTATTGCTTGACAATATATTCCATATTCGTTTATTAGTTCGTCACTAATTCTTTTGGTCTTCTTTGGATCTCCTATCATGACAGGAACTATATGTGTTTCATTGTCCATGACAGGTATGTCTCTATTCCTTAGAAGTGTCTTTAATCTTTTTGCACGTTCTTGGTGCTTGACTCTTAGGTCGTTGTGGTCTTTTAAATATTTTACACTTGCCAATGCACCTGCACATAGTACAGGACTCATTGAAGTAGTAAAGATAAAGCCTGATGCTATAGAACGGATAGCGTCGATTACATCGTGCTTCCCTGCAATATATCCGCCCGTAACACCAAAGGCTTTACCTAGTGTACCATTAAGAATATCGATTTGGTCCTGTGATCTTAGCTTTGCAGAATATCCTGCACCTGTTTCACCATACAGGCCAACGGCGTGAACCTCATCTAAGTACGTAATGGCATTATACTTCTTAGCCAATGCAACAATTTCTGGAATCTTACTGACGTATCCATCCATGCTATACACAGACTCAAAGACAATGCAAGGTGTTCCTTTGACGTCTCGCAGTAGTTTTTCTAAATGCTCAAGATCATTGTGCTTGAAAATATGTTTCTCAGCACCACTGTGTCTAATACCTTGAATTAAAGATGCGTGATTCTTGCTATCACTTAAGAACACAATGTCGGGAATGATGCGTTTCAAAGCAATCAGAGTCCATTCATTTGCTACATAGGCTGATGTGAATAATAAAGCTGACTGTTTGCTATGCAGTTTCGCCAACTCATTTTCCAAGGCAACATGATAATGACTTGTTCCGGCAATGTTTCTAGTTCCACCCGAACCGGCACCTGTTTGATCTAGGGCGGTGTGCATGGCATCGAGTACTACCTTATGTTGACCCATTCCAAGATAATCGTTACTACACCAATTTACAATGTTTTTTATTGCGTACTTCCCGTACCATATGGCCTTAGGAAAATCACCGCGTTCACGAAGTATATCGTTGAACACACGGTAGTTGCCGTTATCCTTTAGTTCTTTTATCTTTTTCTTGAATGGTTCTAAGTCTATCATCTTTTGTATTTATTTGGTTCTGGTGGACATATACACCGTTATGATGATAGTGAATCTGTATGCCTGCTTCGTGCAGTTCCTTTTGCACTTTATTACAGTTCTCTATAAAGTTTTTAATCCATCTTAGCATATAACTTATATTTATACTGTTTGTTAGCACCCATTCTAAATAGGTGTAGCCTACTCTGTTGTATGTCTCTGAATATGTTTATTGATTCCTGTGGAACCATATCCTTAAACCTTGCGTCTAAGGTAGCTAGATCGTACTCCATAGCTGAAACTGTTTGTTGTGTTAGGTCTGTTTCTTCTTCTATTCTATAATTCTTTAGTACTGCATCTTTGAACTCGTTGATACTTGTTCTATCAAAGAAGTCGCTTATTAATATAGTACCTTTGTACTTCTTATCAAAGAAGCCCGTTTCAAATAGTAGGTGTGCTGAACATACACTTATAATATAATCATAAACATGATCACCGTCATAGTCACAGAGCTTATCGTCTTGTAGAAATCTCTGTTGTGGATAGTTCTGCCTAGCATATTCAATACATTGTGGATTATTATCTACGCCTGTGATGTTTGCCTTGCGATACTTTGCTATGGCATGAACACCTCTACCCCAACCACAGCCCATATCGACTATGCGTTTTGCACTTAGATCTTCATCTTTAACTAGGTTAAGGTATGCCTTGACTTGCATTGGCCAATCCTGATCCTCTGCATATAGTTCTATACTAGAGTCATTTAGCCCGTGATTCTGCATAGGCTTCCATGCAATATTGCGTACATGATCTTCGAATAACTCGTTGTTGGATAGGTTAATTGCAGGATTGTTTAGTTTGGTCTTTTCACTTCGTAGTTCTATTGTTTCCTTACTAGCCGAAGTTAGCTTGGCAAAGATCTTGTCTTGATCTTTTTTAGTAAGTGTAACTAGTCCTCGAGTTCCCATGATGTAATACTTATAGAAATTTAAAGGCCTGCTCCAAGTAAATGAAACAGGCCTCCCGCCTCCTATGTATATAGTTTTACGCCTCTATGAGTACGTTTGCATTATCATTGTGTCGTTTGCCAACGTGTCTTTACTATGTTGGCGGTGACTTTGCATCTATTCGGTGTTTAGTCATATTACTTGTTGTCTTTATCTGGGGTTCCGTTAACGAAATCGTAGAACCTTTCTGCATTCTTTAGAACTTCATCTGTTCCTGGTACATCTGGCATCTTAACGTCCATGACCACTTGACCAGTTTCTTTATCACGTTTAGCTGTTTGTTCCCAGCCCATCCACTTGTTTGAAAATTCAAACTCTGTGAACTGTTTGGCCATTTCCAATACATCTGTTCTAATTTCGTAACCGTTTTTATTGAATTGTATCTTTGGTGATACATTATCTTTTGGATTTGTCATTGTATACTCCTTCTGTGTGTGTTGTGTGTAATGACGCTATTAAGTATAATAGCACTTTTATTTATAAAAATCAAGAATTTAGATCGCCAAATTAGGTACCTACAACCATTTATGATCAGTTTACTTGTAAGACTTGCTATTTAAATATTACAACGATATTACACGAGTGTGATTTCGTTTAACTTATAGAAAGGAGATCCACATGGATATCTTAACTAAAGTAAAAGGATGGGCCGGAGCTCTAGCCGAAGTTGGTGTGAGTTTGATTGCATTGGGCATAGTGCTTGAGGTTCTTTTCAAAGGACAGAACATTCCGTTCTGGCCAAACATTTCCGTAATAGGAAATGTCCAAAACATTATTGCAGGCTTTTCAGCTCAAGGTTTAGTTGGCTTGGTTGCAGTATGGGTTCTATATTCGATTTACACAAAAAAATAATAATATAGAAAAATAACAACAAGTTGGTTGTGGCGATGAGTCTATTCTTTTTGCCACAACCTATACGTTTGTTTAGATAAATATATGTTGAAGATGTTAAAACAAATCCTCACAACAAAGAAGACAATCTAAATAAAAAGAATCGAAGGAGAAATATAAGAATGAAGAAACTATTCTTAGTAATGCTCTCTTGTGCATTTCTAACTACACCAGTTATCGCGGGTAACTACGACAACATGGGTGTATCAATGAATGCTGAAGGAGAGAAGTATGGACTATCAATTGGAACAGGAGCAACGAATGACTTTTCAGATGATGCTCAAGTAATTGACATTCATACAAACGGTAACCCTATTAACGTAGGTGTTGCTTACATCGACGATGGTACTAATACCGATTGGCGTTGGACAGCAGGTGCTGAAAGAGATCTTTCAACACTTGGATCGTTTAATGTTTACGGTGGCGGTGACATTCACTATACCACAGGTGACACTTTAAGCAAAGACGAAATGAGATTATCTCCGTTCGTTGGTGCTGAGACATCAATGGGTACTAACCTAACACCATTTGTAGAACTTGGATACGATTGGAAATCATTAGAGGGTGACTTTACTGATTTCGAACGTGCTGACGCATACGCATCTGTAGGTACTTCAATTGCATTGAGTGAAAAGAGCTCATTGAAGATTGCAGTAAATAGAGAGATGGATAAAGAATGGGACGCAACTGATACTGAAGCTTCAGTAGGCTTTACAGTTAACTTTTAATCTTTAATAAACAATTTGAGGGGCAGTTTTTGTACTGCTCCTTTTTTTATCTAAGGAGGGTAACAAAATGTTTAAAAATAAAAAACTTTGGATTGCTATTATAGTAGCAGTCGTTGTATTAGGTTACATGGCTTACACAGGAAACATGATCTCTTGGTCACCTGCTGAAGCTCCAGTAACTGAGTAACTTACTCAAAAAAATAGGGCGGTATTTCTATCGCCCTATATTCGATTTACACAAAAATCTATTTCTTTTTACCCGAAACCCAATCGTTTTCTTCGTTAGTATAAGGCCACATATTACGCCGCCTTACCTTTCCAGAACGCAACCGAGTGTCCTCTTAGATAATGTTTCGCAGGATCATAACTTGACTTGATCTTTTTAAGTTTTTCTAATCTCACTAAAGCCTTTTCTTTTCTATTTTGAAGTTTTAACTTCTCTAGTAGTAGAGCCTTTGCTTCATTGTGGTAACCTTGTCTTGATAGTTCCGCGGCCGCTCTCGCATAACCGGCAACCTCAAACCAATTTAGTAAACGTTTAATAATAAGCATTGTTCAGATCCTTTCCTAATATCTAACCTGTTTGATTCTGTGACCAAACGGGCCAACTTCGATCTGCCTGCGATCGAGTTGTTTAATGCGACGTTCGAGATCAACATGATCGACAGAGCGAGACAAATAGTCCTCTTCCCATCGTTGTTGAGTCCAAACCATCGACTTGAGTTTTTTAATAATTGTACGAAGTACTTGCATTTAAGCTACCTCCTTCGCACTATCTATTGGGGTGTGTTTATATGTTCCGTAATTCGGATTCGGCTTCTGCCCGTTAGTAGCAATCATATGTGCTAAGGCAAATTCCCAATCGTCCTTATATTCAGTTCTGGCCCATTTCTCAAACTCAGCATGGCGTCGGCTTTCAAAGCCAGACCCATGATTCATCCAAGACACTAGACCACTCCAAAAGTGTGTCATTGTTTTCTCCTATGTTTTGGATGCTTAAGGAAAGCAATACCCCGAGTCTTTTCTCGGCGTCAGTAGTCTTTGCTACCGTCAATGTCGCTTTGGACATCGTCATTTGCTATTTAAGGAGTGCTCTCTACTCCCTGGTCAATCCCAGTGTATGTGTGTGTCATCGGAAAAACTTAGAAAGGTCTTTGCGTCGACATTCGTATTTATAATATTAGTACAAAACTCGGGGCCTTAATGGAGCAGATCTCCTGTACTTTTTTTGCATACCGTCGTTGCATTTTTGTTGACACAGGATTGTAATCAAATTGTAACAAAATTTTTCTTGACTTTAAGTAAATAAGAGTGTAAATTAATATTTGAATACGAACTTCAGACAGGAGTATATGTGGAAGTATTAACATTATGGATGGCAATAGGCTTTTTATTCGCGGCTTACTCTGTCATAGCAAACGATTCCGTACAGACCCTTGGTACGTGGATTGCATCCAACCATGAACGATATGACTGGAAGATCATGTGGGGAGCCGCAAGTGCTGTCCTGCTATGGGCTCTATGGTATGGTTGGTATACTAATGGAGGGGATATTTCATATGGACGACTGAACAGGATACCGTGGCAGGAAATACAATGGTATCATGCGGCCGCTCCAGGATTACTATTAATATTAACAAGACTAGGTGTTCCAGTAAGTACATCATTTTTAGTATTAAGTGCTTTCGCTAGTACATTTGTATTAGAGAAGATGCTTATGAAAAGCATGATGGGTTATGCAGTAGCAGGTGTATCAGCTTATGCTATATGGTACGGTATTACTAAAGTGATGGACGAGTCTGCTTCAGTTAAAGAAAGTCATAAAGCATATTGGCGAGTAGGACAATGGATTACCACAGGAGTATTGTGGTGGACTTGGTTAAGTCATGACATGGCCAACATAGCAGTTTACCTACCTAGACAAGTTCCTATAGATATGATGATAATGGTATCATTAATATTTGTACTAGGGCTAGGTTATATGTTTAGGGAACGTGGCGGTAAGATACAACAGATAGTCATAGAGAAACATAATACAAGATATGTTAGAAGTGCTTGTCTTATAGACTTGTTTTACTTTGTAATACTTTTATTCTTTAAAGAGATTAACGATATACCTATGTCAACTACTTGGGTCTTTGTAGGATTGTTAACAGGACGTGAACTTGCTATTGCTACATTTACAGACAAAACAAAGTTCAAAGGTGTGTTTCCTTTTATTGCAAAAGACTTCTTTAAGATGATGATTGGCTTAGGTGCATCAGTAGGAATAGTTTTAGCAATACATTATATAATAGTTCCAAACGGTTGGTAATCTTTTAAACACCTTTAGAACTCTAGTGTCATTACATTTAAATAATTTATATGGCACTAGAGAAAAAAGCATGGCAGAAGTTAAAACGTAAGTCACCTAAGGTGCCGGACATAACTTGCCCTATCATTGACGATGTTATAGAACGTTTACAAAAGCATCAAGACAAAAACAAAGTAATGACATCATACCAACATGATGTTATAATCCGTCGCATGGAAAAGCTACGTACTGATAACGAACTTCTACGTGAAGGTGGCGAGTATTGGTATCAACTTTGCAAGAAGTGGCTAAAGCCATAAGCATATTATAATATGCTAATAACCTTATAAGAACTAACAAATCCTTTTGGTAATATAAATAATAATATGCACTTGACATTATTTGTCATTGTGTTAACATAGTAATACATTGTGATAAACTACAGTCGAAAGACGGGAGAACGCAATGAATAAACTTTTCGTAAACATAAGGTACTTCATAGCACCATTGTTAATACTTGTAACACTCGTAGGAGTGTTGGCAGGTGGAGCATGGGCTTGGACAGGTGTGGGCTTATTGGGAGTAGGCATTATACTTGACACCCTTATCAACGTACAGACTCGTGGAGCAGTTGATGAGAATGGTGAGACCTTAGGCATCCCCTGGTTACAGAATACAGTAATGTATATGATGTTGCCAGTCTTTGTAGCACTTCAGTTAGCTCTTGCTTACCAAATATATAATGGTATGGCAGGTGCAGAACTATTAGGTGCTGTATTATCAACAGGTATATTTGCAGGCATAGGTATAATCTATGGGCATGAACTATCGCACACCAAAGGCGTTGCATTCGTAATTAGTCGTTGGATGATGGCGTTATCAGGTTCAGCACATTTCTGTTATGCTCATGTGTACAATCATCACTTGGAATTAGCAAGTGAAGATGATCCTGCAACTGCACCTAGAGGACGTGATATCTATTCACACTATGTCAAATCACACTTAGGTCAATCTAAGTTCTTGTTTGAGATGGAGAAGCAAAGATTGAAACGTTTACAGAAGCCTTTCATATCTATTGGTAACAGATGGATAAGAGGTTATATGATGAGTGTTCCTTCACTTGCATTGTTCTTCTTTGCAGGTGGTTGGTTAGGTGTTGCGTGTCTGGCTCTTGTTTGGGTAATATCAAACTTTGAGTTAGAAGCACTTAACTATCTAGAACACTATGGTTTGGTACGTGTAAAAAGCGAGCCTATAGACTATAGACATTCTTGGGATAACTCAACACTATTCACTTCATGGTTCTTTATAGAGATAGGTCGTCAAGCTGATCATCATGACAGAGGCGAAACTCATTTCTGGGAACTTGATGAAGTAGGTGCACCAAACACAGGAGTAGGATACTTCACGTTGTTTGCACTCGCACTAATACCTCCAGTGTTTAATGCTTTCATGAAGAAACATTTAGACAACTGGGATAATAACTTTGCCACAGAAGCAGAGAAAGAGATAGCGGCTAAACTAGCCTAAGTCATCGGGTGCCTCGGAAGCCTTTCGCGGGGCACCTTTCTTGTTCATACAACGTTCATCTTCTAAATGATATATATTATTAGTACATTTCTTGTACTGTGGACCGCGGTCATGAGACAACCGGCACATAACTCTAACTTGGAGAAGCACGATGCAATGGAACACTCCACAAATCGTAGAGGTATCAGTTGGCTTAGAGATTAACTGCTATGCCTGTGCAGAAATATAGGTTGACATTATAATATAGAGATAGTATATTATAATTTTAATCCAAGGGTTGAGCAATAGCTTGGCCCTTTCTTCATGAAAGGAGCACCGATGAAAACGTATAGTTTAGAATTAGTATTGTTTAGCTGGTTAGCTTACAATATCTTAATAGAAATTACTTCCTGGTTCGACAAGGAAGAAGTTGGACTACCACCCGCAGTTAACGAAATAGTGGTGGACAAATGATTGAGTTTATGGTAGTGATATGGTTAGGGTATAACTATGACAACCCTAAGGAAATAGGTGCGTGGGAAACTTGCGACGAAGCATATGAGTTTGCCATAAACACACAACCTGAGTTCAAGGCATTTGCTTGTTTTGATTCTGTACACTATATTAAGTACAGGGATAATATCTTAAGTTGGTAGTAAGATAATGTGGCGGGTGAATTACCCGCACACACTTTTATATATTATTTTCGTTTGGTACTATTGAACCGTTACCAAATAAATCTACTGCTTTCCAAGATGAGTATATCTTCCATCCTGGTACTTTAGGTGATGCATCACGCATTCCTAAAAGAAAGACCTTGTCTGAAGCTACCTTGGCCGCTTTGATAAGTGCTTTATCTTCCTTATCTTTCATCTTCCAACGATACTGTCTAATTGACTTATACAGTAAGTCGTGTATGATTGCCGCTCTAGCCACATCGAAAGGAGCAATAAAGGCCCACATAGCTCTTGGTACTGATGCTAAATCTGTTACGAACCCTGTTGGTACTGTTATTGTTTCTGTTTTGTTAGTATCGCGTTTTACTTTGACACCAACACCTTTTAATGCGTTGATTTCTTCAACTGTTAGGTCTGAGGTTGTGTACGACAAATCTCTACCCAGTTTCCACTTACGTGGTGGATTGAACTCTGCCATAATTTTATTATTAAATGAACCCATATTACTTGCCCTCCATTGCAAGTATATTTATCGTAGTAGTTAATAATTCACTTGACAAGCACAGAATAAGATTGTAGTATATATACAACAATGCGGGTATCGTATAGTGGTAATACCTCAGCCTTCCAAGCTGATGCTGTCAGTTCGATTCTGACTACCCGCTCCAATACTGTTCTTTAAGGAAAGTTTACGTTGTTCTAACACTAAATACAGTATAAGGGAATTTGACTATGAGAAAACGTACACGATCTATACTAGAAGAGCTGAATCAGATACATCGTACAACTAATAACGATGCTTTGATCCAATCTACAGGCAATAACTTGATTGAAAGTGCTATAAACCTACTGAATAGGATAGCAGAAAGCTACGATCAAGAAACTGCACAGGAATTGGAAAGACGCTTTATCAATAGTATTAGAAGTGGTGACCCTAGAAAATTTAAACGTGGTGTTGATAAAATTATAGAATCCCATCAAAAGGATGACGACAATGCAAATTCTTAACGAAGGTGGTAACGTATTCAAGACACCAGATGGTGCTGAAGCAACCAAAAGAATAAACAAAGCAGATGTAGAGCCTACACTTAAATGGCTTGAAAAAATCACAGGACTTGATCATGTAAACTTTATGCTAGGTTCAACTGGTATCAAAGATACATCAGGTGACTTAGACGTTGCAGTTGACAAAGAGAACGTTGACAAGAACGGTTTAGTAGCAAAACTAAAAGCCTGGAAAGATAAGAACGCACCCAATGATGAAGACAGAGCCTGGATAGCAAAGACAGGTATCAGTGTACACTTTAAAACTCCTATCAATGGAGATGCAAAGAACGGATTTGTACAAACAGACTTAATGTTTGGTGATCCTAAGTTTATGCAGTTTGCCCTACGTGGTGCGGCTGACAGTGAATTCAAAGGACAACACAGAATGATCATGATAGCCAGTATTGCAAAAGCACAAGGTTACAAATGGTCACCAACAAACGGATTAGTAGATAGAATTACTAACCAACCTGTAACTAAAGATCCAACCGAGGTAGCTAAAACTTTAATGGGTGATGGTGCAACTGCTGAAGATATGAGAAGTGTTGAAACTATCAACAAGAAAATTAAAACAGATCCTAACTATGAGAATCTAGTTAAAGATGCAAAAGACTACTTTGAAAAAGAAGGACTACAGTTACCGTAATGAAATTTGATGAATTTAATAACATATTAAGAGAAGGTGCTCGTATCGACCACGCAGAAGATATTATCTTTTGGGAAGGTAGCAGAGGTGCGAAACGTGTTATTGATTCTATTATAGGATTAACAAAAGGTAACACACAATCACTTACAATCAAATGGGACGGCTCACCAGCAGTTATATTTGGTAGAGATGAGAAAGGCCAGTTTGTGTTTACAGACAAGTCAGGCTTTGTTGCAAAAGGTTATGACGGTAAAGCCAAGTCAGCAGATGACATTGAGAAGATGCTTAAGAACCGTCCAGGGTATCAAAGAGATCCAGAAGGGTTTGGAAAGTTTGCAGGCAATATGAAAAAGGTATTCCCTGCATTTGAAAAAGCAATACCAGAAGACCACAGAGGCTACTTCAAAGGCGATATGTTATATTTTAACACACCAGAACAAGATAACGGAGCATTTACTTTTAAACCGCAACTTGTTTCCTATAAGGTTAACGCAGACAGTGACATAGGTAAACGTGTTGCACAGTCCGAGGCAGGGGTTGTGATTCATAGAATTGTTGAGCCCGACGGTAGTGAAAAGCCATTAACTGATTATGATATATTTCAAGGTAACAGTTTATTAGTGTTACCTCCAGTCACTGTACAACAAGCACCAGAAGTAGACATGAGTGGTGTTAATAA